CATGGATGAAGTGTGGTCATAATTTCCAAAGGTGTATTACCAGCCCCCGCCCCAAAACCGTGAACCGTTGCGTCTATGATCGTCGCACCATTTTTTATAGCTGTCAGTGAATTCGCCACAGCCAACCCCAAATTATTATGTCCGTGAAATCCCAAATGTATTCCGATTTTTGAAAGTTCTGTGAATATTTTTTCAACATCTTCGGGAAAAAATGAACCAGTTGAATCCATTATTATAACTGCCGATGCACCATACGATTTCATTTTTTCAACTTCACTGACGAGTACATCTAGGGGGCATGTAGCACACATCATGAGTGCACCATAAACAGTTTTATTTCTGGATACTAGGTATTCAATATGACTTTTAGTCATCGTCGCTTCTGTACAATGTGATGCGATGCGAAATATATCTACACCGAGATTGATGGCTGGGTCAATATCTCTTTCTATAGTTGCTAAACCAGGGATCACGTGAACTGACAGTTTCGTATTTTTGAGATAATTTTTGGCTAAAGATATCATTTCTATGTCCGTGAGTTCGGCTTCCCCGATAAGTATCGAAGACGCCCCGATACCATTTCCATGACCAATCTCCATGACAGGTATACCAGCTTTTTCGGCGAAGATGCAATGTTTTTTTATCATGTCCGCCGTGAGTTTATGTGATATCGCGTGGCATCCATCGCGGATTGTCAGGTCGTGATATTCAACCATTGTATTTAGAGAGCTTAAAAACTTTAAATGTATAAAGAACTATATGAAGCTCACATATACTATACAAGTTTGTAATGAATCGAGAGAACTTTTTTCACTTTTGAATTTACTCACGAGAACTATTGATGATGAAGATTATATTGATGTTGTCGTAGACTCCGGTAATACCACTGAAAAGGTTTCCCTCGTATTGGAACATTTCAAGGATAGAATAACGGTGTATGAGAGACCATTTGATAATTTCAAAACAAATGCAGATTTTCATATAGAAAAGGCAAAGGGTGAATACATTTTTTACATCGATGCGGATGAATTACCACAAGAATCCCTCATCAAGATTGTCAAACGTGTCATTGAAGAAACGGGGTCTGAAATTATTGCAGTTCCACGAATCAATATTCATCCAGACATAACTGAAAGTGAGGCGGAAGAATTTGGTTTCAATGTAAATGAGGTTGGTTTTATAAACTGGCCCGATTATCAGCTACGCATTCATAAGAAGTGTGACTATATTAACTGGACAGATGAACTTCATACAAAGTTAACGGGTTCGGATAAAAGGTCTGGAATCAAAGCTATTCCACCCCTCGCTCTGTGGCACATAAAGTCTATGGATAAGCAGAAAAGTAGATGGAAGAAGGATGAAACTGGGACATTTACAATTGCTCCACCTTCTAAGACTGACCTATATGATTTATTAATGTAGTTAAAAAACTTTGGCGGATGTAGTATATGATTGTTGTCGTATCAGCTCACGATGAAAAATACGAACCATTGGCGGAATGGACTCTATACAAAAATAAATTACAATACTGTTTGAAACATGGGTACAAACTTCATTATTCAAATGATTGTGGCGCAAAAGCTTGTGGAAAACCAGTGATTGCCAAACTCCCACCGGTTCCAGACACCCATATTCCTGCGGGGTGGGGTAAAATATTTGTCATGATTGAAGCGATGGAGAAATATCCAGACGCTGAGTGGATACTGAACACAGATTGTGATGTGATGATTACAAATTTCGATATAAAGGTTGAGGATATTATTAAAAAACATTCGGATAACAATACACACATTTTGATTCCAGCAGACTGTAATGGTATTAATTGTGGAAATATGATTATCCGAAACTCATCAATTGGTAGGGCTTTTCTTGATACGATTGTAGCTGGTATGCCTCTATACAGACATTGGTACATGTTTGAAAATCAGCTTATTCAGGATCTATTTGTTGGAACGCATTTGGAAGAAACGGGTATAGTACAAAATGGGACTTTTTGGAGTAGGGTTGGTAAGGTTCTCCCACAACGTGTGATGAATTCGTATGACTACAAAAACTTACCTAGACTTAAGGAGCGAACAAATTTTAATGATATATTGGGAACAGATGGACAGTGGCAAGAAGGTGATTTTATGATTCAATGGCCGTCGACGGACCTAGAATTTAGGATTGCTGCAGCTAAAGAAATGTATAATAATCTCAACCAATAGTAGCAATGGATGAATGTGTAGACAGATTACAATATTATTGTGACAAACTCGCCGGTGAACTCAGTAAGATTCCCCAAAACTACAAACTCATTGAACAGTATGGTCACTTAGATCAAGAAGTTTACAACATCGGCGAGGAATACAAACTACTAAAAATAAAATTGGATGAACTGGGGCATAGGATCAATTCATCTAAATTTGGACTAAAAATGATAGAGGTTGAAATTGATAACATCAAAGAACGAGAGTCTTCTCATGACCAACGTGAAGACCCGTATTTACCATGATTTTAAAACCAGCATCTGTGAGGTTTTTACAGAATGAGACATCCTCCGAGCAGGTGTCCCTCAGAATTTTCCCATCTTCAGCTTCAATCTCCACGAGGGGGTAGCTAAAGTATGGATACTTCAATTTCTCTATGACCCCCCTCCGGCACGCAAAGAAGCCCATCCCACTGTAGGCCACGGGTAGATACTTGTCGGTGGGAAGGTCTCTCATAAATTCAAAGCTCCCATACTTTTTGAAATATTCGACGTCCCATTCTTGGACTGTGGCGAAGTGAACTCCATCCTGCATTCGGTACAAACCCGAAACAACTGGGTATTTCTCGGTGTCCTCGATGAGTTGAATAACCTGCTCAGGTGTGAAGATTATATCGGAATCTATGGTGAGCCAAACGTCATAGTTTAGGGTGCCGCCGAATGGCACCTGGTCGGCACCCCTTAGTACATCGAGACCTAGTGTTTTCATACGTGAGTATGTTACGTAGCTCGAATATTCATTCGTGACTACAATTTCATACCCCTTCTTGTTTAGGGTCATTACAGTTTGGGTCCAGTTCATGAGAAACGAACCCGAGAAAGTTCTACCCGGGAGAGCTAGAACAACCTTCATTCTTATTTAAACCCGTAAAACTTTAAGCACCTCCTTGACGGCCGGGTGCCGAACAATATCATCGTGTGTCATTTTAACATGTTCGAGATATTTGAGATCAAAGAGTTGCATTTTGTAGATAAGTTCAGAAAGACCATTTTCAGTCGCGAGGTCGGATTGCTCTAAGTCCCCGGTGACTATGAGTCTGGTCCCTGGTCCAACCCTAGTCAATAACATTAACATTTGGTTTGGTGTACTATTTTGCATCTCATCTGCGATGATGAGGGTATTGTTGAACGTCCTTCCCCTCATGTATCCAAGGGGTTCGATACTAATGCAACGTTCCATTTGATTATAGGTGAAATATTGTTCGAAGATGTCATACATTGGTCGTGTCCATGGTTCCATTTTTTGATTCATATCCCCGGGGAGGTAGCCCATATCCTCGTCGGCTGCCACAATGGGTCGTGTGAGAACAACCTTCCCACGTGGTTGCTTACGAATATGCTCAGCTGCGACGTGGCATGCGAGCATTGTCTTCCCTGAACCCGCTGGACCGGTTCCAACAATAATTGGTTTACCAGAATTGAGTGTGATCATATATTTACACTGCCCAGCAGTCTTTGGGAGATTCATATATTATTTAAAGATTTTTTCCTTATATAATTTAAATGGAGTTCCTTCTTGTAAAATTTATCCCATGTAAAACATATCTGAGCTTGGTAGATCCAAATGGAAAGTCCAGGTTTGCGTGTTTTTCGGAAAGAGATGTAGGTATTAATTGTATAAAATATATTTCTCATTTTAAATTTAAATACGGTGTATGGCCAATACTTGACATGTCTGACAATAGACGGAGAGTTGAGCCAAGGTTGGAAGGAATTGTTAAAACACCTAGAGAAATAGCAAAGGAATTTAAACTCGAAAAATTTGACTACGATGGTATAGATAAAATGTCAATGCGTTCTAATGTTTCCTTTTACTGTATATTAGATTTCAGTACCTCGATGTTTAATGGTGAAGAAATGATTGCCATGTCTGGTCAGGAAATGGATGGAAATGCCGATGACTACATGTATAGAAAGGTTTTGAATGATGGCTTAAACATTACGTGATAATTAACAATAATGTGTGGTATCATAGCCCTTTTTGGTGAAGAAGTTGAGATATCCTCGCATCTTCTTAATCATAGGGGACCTGATGATTATAAAAGTGAAACATTGGGTAAATGCCGTATGGACTTCTACAGGTTGGCCATCAATGACCTCACACCTGCGGGTATGCAACCATTCCGTAGAGGTAAATATATGTTAGTATGTAACGGTGAAATTTACAATCATCAGGAACTATCTATCGAGCGGTGCCCAAGTAAGAGTGATTGTGAAGCTATTTTACCACTGATTAGGTATCATGGAATTGAAAAAACTTTGGGACTTTTAAACGGTGATTTCGCACTTGTATATACAGATGGTAAACGTGTCGTAGCGGCGCGGGACCCTGTAGGTGTGAGGCCCCTTTTCTACACAAGATATAGTCCTACCTCAATTGCATTTGCAAGTGAAGCGAAGGCCCTTCTCTCTTTACAAAGTAAGATTCACATATTCCCACCTGGTCACTTTTACGATTCATACATTAACGACTTTGTGTGTTACCACACTGGGTACTGGAATGTTCGTAAGTATATAAAAGCTGGATTCCACACTCAACTTCGGGAAACATTTGAAGACGCGGTGCACTTACGTCTCAGTACCACTGAACGGGAGATTGGTTTCTTACTATCTGGTGGTTTAGACAGCAGTCTCATCGCATCGATTGCGACAAGAAAGTTGGGTAAGATTAGGACGTTTTCCATCGGTCTCGAGGGAAGCCCAGACTTGGAAGCTGCCCGAACTGTATCCAGGTACCTAAATACGGATCACACCGAGGTGACCTTCACACCAGAGGAAGGTATCTTCCATCTTAGGGACGTCATCAAATCCCTAGAGTCCTACGACACTACTACAGTGAGGGCAAGTACACCAATGTGGCTGCTATGCAAGTATATCAAAGAGAATACCAATTGTAGGTACATATTTTCAGGTGAAGGGAGTGATGAAATCTTGGGGGGCTACCTGTACTTCCATAACGCACCAAGTGTTGATGAATTTGCTTGTGAAAACATGCGGCGTCTCCGTTTGATTCATCAGTTTGATGGGTTAAGGGCTGATAGGTGTGCAGGTGCCCATGGTTTGGATTTGATTGTTCCATTCCTAGATAAATATTTCATCGACTTTTGTATGACTATAAATCAAAATGAAAAAAGGGGTGGCGTTGAAAAACGTATCCTACGGGAGGCCTTCGAGGGATACCTCCCCAAAGATATTTTATGGAGACAGAAGGATGGTATGAGTGACGCAGTTGGAGTGAACTGGGTTGACGAAGTGAAAAAATATGCCGAATCTAAGGTGAACGATGATGAATTCAAACATATTTTGTGGACTATCGGTTGTTTCGGTAGTCACAATGTCCCTCTCACCAAAGAGGAAGTGTTGTACAGACAGATATTTTGGGACTTTTATGGAAGAGACTGTGACCATCTTATTTCAGAAATATGGCGTCCCAAATGGACTAATATAACCGATCCCAGTGCGCGTCTACTTATAGAAAAGAATCCAAAGTAATATAAATGGTGAACTTTGTCAAAAGTTTTGAATGTAAAAATGAATCTCATGTTATGTGGTTAAAAAAGGTTGGAGGTGCGATGGCCAGAGCGACTGGTGATGGAGATAAGGTTGATATTATTGGTATTGTAAACGATAACCCCATAGAGGGTAATCCAAAAATGGATAACCCAATGGATTGGGCTTACATTCATTTTCAATTGGCTATGAAATATACAAATGCGGTTTTAAACGGGGATGCGTTCGTCCCACCCCCCAAATAAATTATATTCTTCAAGTGTAAAATCTTGGGGTTCTGAATTTTCATCCATTCGAACGAGGAGCACCTTTCCATGGACCTCTTCTCGGTCAAATGGTGGTGGTAGAGTATTTTCATTCGTCGTCGACGTCGATGTTTCCGCTTTCATGATCACGACATCTATTTCAGGCCACTGCCCTATGAAAGTTTGTGGTCCACCCAAAAGTTTGAAAATTTCATTTTTTGACGGTTTAATGTCCAGTTCAATCGTCTCGATACAGTCTTTTGTTTCGTGTATAAGTACTGCCAATGTCATCTATCCTTATTTCTCTCTCATAAAAAAATATTTGTAAAATATAAATGAAAGACGTGCACATTACGGTTGCCATTGTGCTTATTGTGGCTATTGTTATGTTCCAGCGGTGCCGTGAAACCTATGATACCAATTATCGATATGGTTTTGTAGACACCAACCCAACTCGGCGTGTGTCTGGGTTTTTTGATGACTGTTCTCCTGAAAATATGGAGGACTGTAAGCGAAACAATCCCTATGAAGGACTTCCTCTGCCCTAAGTCAGTTAAAAACTATCTTATTTATATACAAAAGATGGACAGTCCTATGAGGAAGTTCATCGTTGAACGATTTTCTACTCTTCTCGAGATTCCTGAATCTGATCCAATCTGTATCAATCTCGAGAAGAATATATTCAATTATGCGATAGATAGTACTAGTGGAGATGCTTCATGGGATAATAAGTGTTTTGTTATGTTTTACAAAAGTAAATTTTTATCAATTCAATTTACAATGAAAAATAATCCAGAAATTAAAAAACGATTGGTGGATAAGAAGATTAAAACTGTTAACCTTGTCAATATGAGACCCGAAGAATTGTGGTTTGACGGACCACGCGCTAAAACGATAGATGAAAGAATTCACAAGGAGATGAGGAAAGAATATCTTGCAAAAGAAATGAAAACCCAGGATGGGTTTTTTACATGTAATAGGTGTAAGTCTAAAAAGACGACGTACTATCAACTTCAGACAAGATCGGCTGATGAACCTATGACCACGTTTGTAAGCTGTCTCAACTGTGATAAAAATTGGAAATGTTGAGTATATGTTCAGAATCTGTCAGGTCCGTTGGCATATCACCGACAGATAGAATGAAATTATAGGGTAATTGTTTCTTCATAACAGTTTTATATTGTGCACTGGTGAAACCCAAATAGTCATAGGGTATTTTATACGATTTTAGTTGTTCCATTGTCCATTTGATAACACGATTTAATCCCGGTCTCGCCGTAATAATTACAACTTTGTACCCCTGTTTTTTTGCGTCATATAGAAGTTCGATGATTGGTACATTGGGTTCACCATTTGTAAAAATTAGGGTGTCATCTATATCAAACATGACAGCATCATTGGGTAGAACGACACGCCCAGATATATATCTTCTACCCCAGTTCTTCAGGTTATCCATTAATATTATTAAAGATTTAAATAAATTATTTTTCAGTTATGATTGTTGATGTTCAATGTGAAGACAATAGTGTGCAGATTGCAAAGATAATTAGTGAACCGGCACCAGAATTATACAAAGTTAGATTTATTGAAAAGTTGAAACCGTGTTTATACGACTTTTGTAAGGAAGATGAGATGATCCAAAAGGATATGGTATCCGGTTTTTACGACGTTGAAAACCTTGAGGATACACATTTGTATGCTAAAGTTCCAGGTGGGTACGAACTTATAGATGATAGTGAAGACGAGGATTTCGAGATTTCAGAGTCTGATGAAGAAGAAAGTGAAGACGATGTTTCTCTCGTAGATGAAGAAGACCTAAGTTAAAAGTAAATTTAGGAATGTATATAAAATGGAGTATAAAGAACCAAAAAAACGTGTGACTAAAAACGACAAGAAAAAGAAGGGTGAGGTATATTCACAAAAACATATCAGAAACCAACTTAAACAATTGGAAGCTACAAAGAATAAGAATGCCTCCTTACACACCCCCGAGCACCCACTACTCTCAAATGGACGTGTCTGAGTATGACGAAGACCACATTTTCGCTTTCATTGGTAAGACTGGCAAGAAGTTCTATTGGCTTACTCACAAACTTGGACTTGATTACATGTGGTATGACAAGAGGAGAAGGGTCATTGAGCTATGGGGACCTTACTACACCCATGTAAGTGAACAATCAGCCCACGTGATCCGATGTGAGCTCGATCATTTTATCAAACCTAAGTTAGAGAGGTCTTTACAAAAAAAACAAGATGAGTCCACACAAGCGACCACTGCCGCGTGTTAAACCACCACCTTCAAATCGTGCTTATGAGCCAATCCCCGAAGGTCATTTTCTCTACTCCATCGTGAATCCCCAACCCACCAAATATTATGTATTTGAAAAGTTGGATGTTCACAAGAGGCATGATTACTTTAGAATGCTCAAGAAAAATAATATGGAAATGGGAATTCCCTACGTTGAACCTGTTCTCCGCGAGCATGTACCAGTGGTGACACCCCCACCACCAGTTGAACCGTATCTCGAATTTTCAGATCAAGTGAAAGTGAACATTCGTGTTTTGAAAAATGGGATTGTTAGGGTGAAGATAAATTCAGCCATCGCGACGATGTTTGAAAAATATAAAAGACCAACACTTAAGATTATACTCCAGGCCTATAAGGCACAGGGGTTCAGTCAAGAGTTTTTGGACAGAATAAAAAAGAGACATCAAAAGAGACTTGAATTTTCTAAAAAGGTACCTGGAATTATTGATGGTATATTTAACAAGGAACCTGTGAAGAAGGTGAAAAAGGTGAAAAAGAAACCGGAACCAGAATTGGAACTAGAAAATGAGGAGGAAGAACAAGAGATTGAAGAAGATGTGATCCCACCAGAGGATGGTGAAATGGATGTTGAAGTTGAGATCAACGAGGAAGAGCAAGAGGAGGAATATATTTCCGATGTAGAAGAATAAAAATATTTTGTAAATATAAATGGATAGACGTACCATTATAATCGCGGTCCTACTTGTCTTAGTATTAGTTTCACTTTGTTCAGTCAGGAAAAAGAGGAATGAAACATATGCACCAGGGAGTGTTGATCCTAAACCTCTGGTTAAAAAATACATCGAAGATAACGCCGATGTACTTTCCGAAAAACCATTTATCGTGTACGGTCTCTTCAAACAACTCACCAAAGATGAAAAATTTTTGAATGAGGTTCTCCAAAGTGCCAGGGACAACGATTCAAATATGTTATTGAATTTTTTAGAGACCCTCTAAAAAAAATATCCAGTAAATATAATGGTGTGTCCACTACCACCTAACGTCAGAAAGTCACATAGATGTTACGATACAATACATAATCCAGCTGCAAACTGTGACGGGACAGACACTGGCCGAGACAGTGGTGGTTTAGGTCCAAAGGCTGGTGAGAAATACCAGGCGTATGCAGAACATTTCTGTTGTCGTAGACCAAATCATAAGTTTTGTGAGTGCTACAATACCTGGATCGAAGGGGGTAAGTTTTGTGACCGGGCTGCGTTTGAGAATTGGCCCGGGTGTAAGGATGTAAATCCATTATTCGAACAATTAAAGTCAGCTGTACCAGAGGGCCACGCACAGGTATTCACTGCGGAAAAGAGGAAGTGTTTGGGTATGGTATGCTCAGGTACTGGTAAATATATACCACCAAATGTGAATCAGGGGTGTGGAGATGTTACCATTTGTTCTATGAACTTTGACCTCAAAAATGTTGATAATAGTCAAATTAACGCCCAATGTAACATTGAAAAGGATAATAAAGTTGAGGGTGGAGAAGAGGCGATGGAGATAATTTTAGAAATGCAAAGGGAACTTGAACGCCTCAAGAAGGAAAGGGGGGGTGCTGCAACCGACGAGGAAGTCTTAGAGAATACATCTTTTAAAAACATCGAGAAGAAGAATGGATTTTTGACACCTTTATTGAGTGTGAGCAGTGTAGCGATGATAGCCACTGGTATTGTAGTATTTATGAAAAGTCGTCCTAAGTGAGGATGAATTTTTGGAAAACTAACAATATGAATATATTCTTTCTATCCCTCGACCCCGATGAGATTGCACACATGTCATGTGATCAACACGTAGTTAAGATCCAATTGGAAATATGCCAGATGCTCTACACAGCTTGGTATTTCTCCAATGAGGAAGACTTTATCCACGCACACGCACCCCTCACCAAAGACGGAACGCGTCGTGGATACCGCCCCGCACACCGAAAACACCCCATGACTATGTGGGTTGGTTCAAGTCTCGAAAACTATATGTATGCGTGTAAGATTGGGATGTCTTTGACTCTCGAATACACGCGTAGATATGGTAAGGTTCATACCTGTGCCAGGCATTTATTATGGTTATGGGACAACCACCCACAACACTTCGAGGAGCGGCGAAGTGACACTGCATACTATTCACAAGAAGGTATTCCCGAATGTATGCCCGAAGAGTACAGGTGTCCAAGTGTTGTAGAAGCGTACCAGATGTATTACATGGTTGAAAAGTTTTCCTTCGCTCGATACAAGAACATAGCCTCTGGTCTCTCTATTGGATCTTCATATCCCAAATCTTTTAAAAATATATGTTCCCCCATGGATTCATTAAAGTCGTGAAGTTCGATGAGAATTGTGGGCATATGTTTTTTAATAGTTTCTTTAGCACCTTCTAGAACTTGTAATTCATGACCCTCCACATCAATTTTAATAAAAGATGTGACACCGGAGTATACATCATCTAGTTTTTCACATGTAACTTCTAACGAACCCCCTCTCCAATCCTCGGGTAATGTAAAACCCGTCCCCCCATAATTGATGTGTGTATTTGATTGACATCCTCTA